TACAAATCATAATTCTTATCTTTGTATCTTGCACCAGTTATTTCTATTGTACTGCAATCAAGATGTTTATACATACCGTTGTCACCATCAAACTTTGGTCCATCAGTACCTTCAACAACAACATCTTTAACTCTACCATCAGTGTAAAGTATTGTTACTTTATATTTGTTCATATGTTTTCCTTTCATTGGTGGGGGAGAGTGAGGTCTAACTGGGTGGTAAGATTCTCTCCCCCATAAACGGTGACAACTATAAAGAAGGACTAAATAATTGTCACCTATCAAGATGGGAATAACAAAACCCATCAAGAATATGTTATATGTACTTTGGTTTAGCTACAACACTAAACGCAACTTTAGGATCATCAACATAGTTCTGTGCTTCTTCTTTACTAATCATCTTATTGATTTCAATCATCAATGAATTAGTAACTTGAATAGGCATATAACCTTTGATCCCAGAGTGTACAGGTTTACCAGTCGAAGTATCCCATTCATTGACAGGATATGCTTTGATGTAAACTTCTTGTTCCATATCTGGATTTATTACTGGATTGCTCATTGTTTTTCTCCTTTCTTTTTTATCCTATTTGAAAACCTTTATCTGATTCTTTACAGAAATCAGCAAACTCTTGAATGTATCCTACATTCATTGGATAACTTGTATCTGAATTATATTTTATCTTATGGTATATGCATTCCCAGATCTCATGATCTTTAGGAGACAAATTAGCACCACAAGTTGCACCTTGTTCTTTTGTCCAATCGTCCAATGCTTTCATTAATACATCTTCTGCTTTGATTTCTTTATCTCTATTCTCTTCATAGACATCAACAAGTTCTTTTACTGTACCATCATCTATCAATGCTTGTATTCTTGTTGCTAACATAATACTTTTAGCTCCATCAATCTTTACAAAGTCATTGTAATTACCACGCTTAAGTTCTTCTTTATCAAGTATATCATCACAGAAATCATTTACAAATTTCCAGATAGGTCGCCATCCCCAAACACTTTGTCTAAAGTATGTCTCACCTGTCTTACTGTTTTGACCAAATAAATCGAATCCCATATTACCTCCTTTAGAATCCATTGTACCACCAGTCTCTATGAGACCAGAGGAAGTTATTAATTAAGTAAGCTAATTGTTGCCATAAGTTTCTACTATAGTTTCAGCCAGGCAACAGACTGAATATTGTAAACGCAAACACTCCAAGTCCTATAAGTCCCCATGGTAATCGTTTATTATTGTTTGCTTCTTTGTGTCGTAACTTAAAGATTACTTCTTCTTGATCTTTAATTTGTTTGTCACGCCACCTGATTTCTTGTTTCCATAATTGTTTTTCTTCTTGATCCATTACTGTATTTCCTTTGTGATTATATTTGTAAACATTCTTTCATCTTGTAATTCAAACTGAAACACCAATCTTAATTCTTCTTTTGTAAAGTATTTATCTATAACTGGTATCTCCATTAACCAGTCTATCTCATCCTCTACATCAACAGGTGTTTCTGTATTCTTTACACGTTGTATTGATTCAGCTATCATAATTTCAGCGTCATCATAATTCAAACTGCTTATCATTGTTGATCCTTAAACTGTGATTCAAACATTTCAAACTCTGCTTGATAATCTTGTACTATCAAGTTGATCTTTGCTAGTGCAGTTGTGTATGTAATCTCTTGATCATAGTATCTATCAACGATCAAAGATATCTCATCCATCCATTCATTTGGCATTCTCTAGTTCCTCTCTATTTGTTATTGCTTGGTTTCTTAACCTATCAGTATGTCCCCAATAACATATGATACATAAGTTATTACCATCTTTCTTGATAGGATCCATTATGAAACCAAAGTGTTTAGCTTCTGTTTCCCAGTTACAATGTCTGCATTTAAGTGTCATGACTTATCCTTTCTAGTTTACACTAATAGTATATCTATTAGCCATTGGTTGAGTACCAAACTGTTTGAGCCACCAGTCTATCCACATATCTTCAAGCTGATCTCTCATCATTCTTGCTTTATCAAGATCATATGTTTGTGCAACAGGATTTCTATTACCTTCACATAAGATATAATATATTGGATCTTTCATCCACTTGGTTTGTTTCTTATCAACCTTTAACTCAGTTACCTTATTCATCTGTAAACCTTCTGTGTTGATCTATTAAATTGTTTAATGCTAATGCAACTAGTTGACTTTTCTTACAGTTAAGTTGCCTTGCTATCTCTACTAACTTAGCATTCGTTTGTTTAGTTATACCTACCGAATGCCAGTTAGACTGTGACTTTTCGATATTACTATCTATTAATTTTTCAAAGTCTATCTTCATCGCTCACTCCATGTTTTCGTTCGCTCTGCCATAATGTCCTAATAGTAGTTTGGCTTTGTTAATAAATTGATTTGCGGTTTTACTATCACCAATGTCTATCAAATGCTGCGCATCAGATAGTATTGCCATGATATATAGATAGCGAAATTTACCAAACATCTCTCCAGCTTCAGCATATGCTCTGAAGATTTGTTTTTTAGTTTCACCATACATTTCTTTTTGTGAAGTCATATTATTCCTTTCATTAGTTAAGTATGGGTAGGATTTAAACCTTCTTGTATTTCCAGTATCCTACCCACACCTATTTATCTTATGGTTTCAGAAGTTAATGTCACGCTTCCCTGATGGAAGTTTTCATTAACTGTAGACCATACAGCTACATCCAACACTCTACCTTGGTCATCAGTTATATATCCTGATAACATTGGAGCGTTTTCATTATCAGATTGTACTGACCAAAGAACTATCTTGTTCTCCTCTGTCGGTACATACTGATTAGTCGTTTGCTCTGCATAAGCACAACTGCCTATCAACATTGCAAACATAACAACTATAGTCTTCATAGATCTATCCTTTCTGTTGTTGTTAATCCTTTACAATCTTAGTGTGTATCTCATCGATCTGTAATCTTAACACATCTACTTCAGATGCACACCAATTTGTTTCACTGAACTCATATTGTACATACAAGTTAACTAGCATTGTTATTGCTATTACTACGAGAATCAAATGATTCATAAATCTTATCATAATCATATCCCATTATTGCTTCACAGAAGAATAGATTAGCTTTGTCTGTATCGTCATCAACAATACAATCCCATGTGAAGATTTCCTTTCTATCATGTAAGAGTATGTAAGAGTCATCAAACTCCCAGACTTCCCAACCATGCTCTTGGATTATTAATTGTTCTTGTGCAATAGTATTGCATACTACAGCTTGGTCTGGATCTACTATGTTATCACAGTTGTATCCTATCCAACCTGGACCAGCATAATGATCTGATTCTGCTAGTGCTATCTTCTCCATTGCCATAAGCATTAGCACTGAAGTTATTATTATCATTGCTCTCATATTTTTCCTTTCTGTTAGTAATGACATGTAGACCAATCTGGAACAAAGTCTTTATTGACTTCATAAAGATTTGCCTCAATAAATCCTTGTTGTATTGTTCCAACACACTTTGTTAAGATACCAGAATCTACTAATACTTGTTCAATACCTTCATTCTCTGACCAATTCTTTACAGCCATCATAGGTTTCAATGGATCAAAGTCTGTATTAAATGATGGTATCATGTATGCAAAACCTTCATCATCATACAAACATAATGATATTAGATTCGTATCTTTATATCTACCAAATTCACAATGTAGTCTTTCATCTCTAAACATTATTTCATGTTTCATATATCCTCCTTATTCTGCACTCTATCTTTTACCCCCTCGGCGAGGCGAAGCCGAGCCGAATTTTGTTCTGGGTTTGTTCTGTTTTTATTTTCGCATATAGAAAAAAACCCCCAAGTCCAGAAGGACTCAGGGGTTAATTTATGTTTTGTTATTTATCCAAAGAGATTGGTTTCAAACCTTGAGCTTGACGAAGTTTATTGAACTCTTCAACAGAAAGCTCACGCTTAGCTGAATTGTCCAAATCTTTCCAATCAATTCGATAACCTGAAGCTGTAATGCAAGTAGGAAATGCATTAGCATAAGCTTCAAGAGTCTCAGCAATTACCGTGAATTTAGCTTCATTCTCAGTGTGCCAAGTCGCAGAACCAGATTTCTTATAGTTCTCGATAGCCAACTTCTGAGACTCATGTGCTTTTTGTTTATAAGAATCAATCTTAGAATCCAAGGTTCTCACCACAGCAGTAGTAATGTTGTTAGCAAGATATACCCATTCAGATAAATCTTCCTTACAAGACTTACTTTTCAATGCCTTCTTAAAGGATTCCTCAATTTTATCTAATGCATCAATTAAGAGTTGAGAATTAGAAACAATCTCAATTTCTAAGTCTGATACAGATAGGTTATTGTTATTTTTATTACTCATAGTTATTTTTCCTTTCAATGAGTTGTTTTAAAAAATACGATAAAATTTAATAATTAAATATAATAATTAAAAGATATCGTAACCATTCAAAGTACACACCTCAGCGTTTGTGTAGGGAATCTTTTAGGATTACTTCTTCCAGAAAAAACAATGGGAATAATCCGTACGAATCGTTTACGATTCGTTAAAGATGACTGGAGCAAACCAGTCACACAGCCCCGCTTCGGCTGTGGGAACTCGAAGGGTCAAAACAAAATAAGCTCGGCGCAAGCCGAGCATTAAACATGCAATCCTTGCGAGGTGATGTACAATGGTTATCGATATAAGCCCCACGCAGTGGCTTCGAACACCCATGAGGGGTCGTTGCACTTCATATCGCATGAACGATGGGGCAAGTTGTCTGCACCTTTAGGTGCGACCACTTGATACCATTGTGCGAGACTGAAGTTTTCGCAACGACTGTGATGCAGAAAGTATGATAGGAACATCACTGGTTATTATTGGGCCTTTCAAATCACCATAAAGAATGGGTGCGACAGCACCTCCGTAAGGAAAGATGCCAACCAACCTATTGAATATATATTGTTACGATTAAGAAGACGGAGTAGGTTAAGAACAAGTGAAGCATTCGTCACTCTTAGTCGAATGCGTAACGGTACACGAAGTGTATGTTCGTACATACGTAGTCGTAAAGTCGCCTGATAAGGCGTTCGTCCCACTACGTGGGAGAGAAGAGAAGAAGAGAAAAGAGAACGAAAACAAGAGAGTAATTCAAGACGGAAGGGGTTGTAGGGGAAGGGTTCCCCTGCTGGGTCTGGGCAAAGCCCAGCCGACTGCAGTTCGGAGACTGCCACGGAGTGATGTGAACGGATGTTGCGTCAAAGGGGGGTTTTTAGAAAACGATACGGTGATAACAAAATGTATGGGGTCTAAGAGACAAGGGGGGGTTTGTTAAAACAAACTCGTACTTGACACATATACACTAATGAGACTATAT